GGATTCTGCTCCACTTCCGCCGAAAGTCAAGGGCCGCCGAAGCGGCCCATGACTCACTTCGCCGCCATCATCGCGGCGAGTGTCGCGTCAACCGGATCGACCACGCGGGAAACCTGCGTCCCTCCGGGTACGGTCGGGCGGAGCGGAGGCAGTGCAGCCGGTGCCAGCGCCGGGGCAGCCGCGGGGAGCTGCAGACGCGCGAACATGTCCCGAACTCGGCCGGCCCACTCCGCCGGCGGCGCCGCGGCGCACATCGCCTGAATCGCAGGGGCCAGCACTTGGAGCTTGGCCTTGTACGCCGGATCGGATGCGGCCAGTTCGGCGTCCAGCGCCTGCAGGGACTGCTGGCCTTCTGCCAATGCCCGGCCCGTCTGATCTTGGAACTGCCGGGCCTGCTGTGCCTGCTGCGTCTGCTGCTGCCGGGTGCGGGCCTGCGCCAGCTCCAGAGCCAGCTCCCGACTCATGTCGACATTCGCGACAGCTTCCTTCAGGTCCGGATGATCGTCCAGCGGGTCGTAGCCACCGACAGGCCGGCCCAGCGCCTTCGCGAGGGTCAGGTATTCGCTCTCGATCTGCTGGAACGCCGCCTCGATCGTCGCCGGGTCGCCCGAGTTGACCAGCGACAGGTAGGTCATGGCCGCGCCGAACTGCTCCGGCGTCGCGCCGGTCTGCTGAATCGCCGACTCCCACTCGGCCATGCGCTGCATCGCCGGGTGCGCGGTCTCCAGCTCACGGATGCGCGCCGACATCTCGCGGAACCGCGTCTCGCTGGCGCCCTTGAGCCCCAGTTCCTTGACCTCGGCGTCCACCTTGGCCGTATCCGGGTCCGGCGGAGCCGGCGCGCTCGGCTCCGCCGGCTTGGCGGCATCTGCCGGTGCTTCGGCCGTCTGCTCAGGCTGGGCCGGCGTCTCTGACGGCGCGCTGGTTCCAAGCATTGCCGCCAGCGTGGCGTCTACGTCGTCGGCTTTGCTGGCCTCGGGCGACTCCGGGGCAGTCGGTTCGGCGGGAGTTGCCGGCGCTTCGGCAACGGCTTCGGGCGCGGTCGGGGTTTCGGCATCGGGGTTCTGCTGCTCGGTGTTCGGGTCCATCGGGGTTCCTCGTCAGTTCATGGGCGCCGCTGCTGGCGGCATGGGTTGGCCCGCAGGGGCCTCGGGCATCGGGGCAGGGTAGGCGAGCACGGTCTGGCCCGTCGTCGGATCGGTCAGCGGCACCGGCTGCCCGGGTTTCGGGATGAATCGCTCAGGGTCGATGTTCTCGCCGAACCGCTCCAGCGTCTCCTTGACCATCTCGGCGTACTTGTCGGCGATCTCCATCGGGTCCGACTGGCGGAGCTGGCCGATCGCGCCGATGGCTTCCTTCAGGATCGGGGCGATCTGCGTCCACCGCTCCTGTCGCAGGCCGGACGCCGCCTTGGTAGTGCTGCCGGCGCGGATATCCAGCGACAGCAGCAGGCCCATCTGGTCGACCGTCAGGCCCTCCGGCCAGAACACCAGCGGGCCGGCGTACTTCTCGGCCTCGTCGCGCGGCATGCACTGCAGCGCCACCTCGGCGTCGTCGCCTGCCAGCTCGATCATCATCTCGTCCAGCGAGTCGCGGTAGAAGCTCAGCCGCGCCTGCGTCCCGGAGTCCTGGATTTCCGACTCGGTCGCCGTCTTTGCCGTGCGGATCGACGAGGCCAAGGCTTCCTGAATCCCCCACACCAGCTCCAGCTCGGACCGGATGACGCCGGTGTCGTACAACTCCGCCATGAACTCCGGCGGCGGGATGCGCTGGATCATGTCGCCGATCGGCCGGCCCTTGGCGCTGACAGGCACCATCTCCGCCGTCTCGCTGTACACGATCCGGTCCACCTCCTCCGGCGCCATGTCGTCCGAATCAAACCCGATGCGCGACTTCACCCGATCCCGGAACGTCCGGTACTCGGTGCGCGCGCGGTTGTACTCGTCCAGCAGGTCCTCCGACCGCTGCGGCAGCGATTCGGGGTGACGCTTGCCGTCCACCTGCAACGGAGCCCACTGCAGGAACGGGTAGAACCGGCGGGTCTTGACCTGCGGGGGCGCGATCGGCCGAGCCCAGCGTTTCGTCCCCTCGACCCATGTCCGGACCACGCCGGCGTCCTTGTCCCAAATCTCCCAGGCGAACAGGTACTCCTCCGACTTCTCGCCGCCCTTCGCGGCCACGAAGGCATCCGCGTCCTCCGGTTTGAACACCTCCACACCCGAACCGTCGCCCGTCAGTTCGCACGGCTGGCGCTTGATCCGCTTCTCGGCCGTCTGGATCTGCTCGTCGTCGAGCAACGGCAGCATGGTCTTGGCGTCCTTGACCGGAATCGGGACCCGGTGCGCGATCCACGGCGCATCGAGATACCGTTCCAGCGTCGGGCACTCCGGCGCGACCTGGACATCCTCGGCGGGGATGAAGTCGTAGTACCGACCCACCGCGACCTGAACCTCGCTGCGCTCCTGCAGCCCGGCGAGCTGGGCCTCCAGCGAGGCCTGCAGCACCTTGAGGTCCTGGTGCATCTCGCCTTCGGCGATCTCGGCCTGCGTCGCAGCGATCCGGCGCAGGTTGTCCTGGATGTCGTTGATCTGCTGCGCCACCAGCGGGTCGCGCTCGGTGCGCTTCAGGTACACCGCCTTCATCCAACCGACGCCGACCGTGAGCGCAGACCGGACCAGCGGGCGGGCGGCGGCCTTGAGCTTCCCGGCCTTCCACAGCCCCGCCAGCACCGCATTGATCGCCTTGGACAGCTCCTTCGCGGACCCGAGCCGTTCGGCCGTTGCCGACTTGCTGGGCTGGGCGTCCATCGCAGGGTCGCGGACGTACAGGTACGACACCAGCACGTCGAGATACGCCGCAGCGATCGGCACCCTGACGCCATCCCGACCGCCGCCGGTGTAGTCGCACCTCGCGCGATCTCGGGCGTACCCCTCGCGCGCCTTCGCGTCCATGTCCCGGCCCGCCTTGATCCGGTCGGCCCACGCCTTGACCTCGGCCTCCTCCTTCGCTAGGCGCTCGGCCTCCGCCTCAGCGGCCAGCCGCTGGGCCTCCTCGTCCTCGTAGATCGCCACCACGGCCATCTCGTCGCTGTTGCCGATCATCGGGGTCTCCTCTGCGCCTGCAGCGCCTTGATGCGCTCCGCTCGGCGCAGTTGGTTGACGGTGAATGGGCCTTGCGGCTCGGGCGGGTCAGGATCAGCCGGTGGGGCCGGGTCGCGCATCTTGTCCAGCCCGCGCCCGATGAGGCCGCAGACATCGACGGCGTCGTCTTGGTCGGAGTCGGCGCCGCGGAACTTGCAGAGCAGGTCCCGCAGCCTGTCCGCCCATGGCCGGCCGATCGGGAGGTAGACGCCGCCCGAATGCACGTAGCCGCGGAACGTGGACACCTTCGCGATCTTGTCCTTGTCGTCCGGCAGCAGCTCGTGGAAGTAGTAGACGCCGGTCTCGCCCTTCTTGGCCCGCTCTCGCTGCAGGCGGTTCCGCATCGGCGCCACCGCGTTCTCGTCCTTGCCGCGCGCGCCCCACCAGTGCGAGACCCGCCACCGCTTCGCGGTCGTGATCTCGGCGTCAACCGACTTGTCCAGCGTCACGCGGTCGAACCACCAATCCACCGCGTACAGGTCGCCCTCCGGGTCCATCCCGAACACGCCGTGCTCGGTCCAGTCCGGATCGTTCGAAGCCGACTTCTCGGTGACGGCGTAGTCGCTGGCCCCGTAGTAGCGCAGCGGCTTCCGGCGGAACTCCTCGCTGTCGGGGTCGTACCACCGGAACCACCCAGGCTCGAACTGGTTGCCGCTGTCCGGCCGCGGGCGCTGCTGAAACAGGCTCGCCCACGTCCGCATGCGGCCATGATCTTGATCGCCTCGCGGTTCGAAGTTCGTCCAGTGCCTCGGGTCGAACCACTCCGGCCACAGGTATTCCCCGATCTTCCGGCCCAGCGGGTCGTCGTCACGCTCGCACTTCGCCGGGATGCACAGGACCTCCCAGTCGAAGCCGTCCCGACACCGGATGACGCCAGACTCGCCGGCCCAGTCATCCGGAAGGATGCGGCCGGCCAAGTCGTCCGGCGCCCAGCGGGTCTGAATCAGGACTATCGACCCGCCCGGCTTCAGGCGGGACTTCAGGCTGTCGCTGTACTCCGCCCACGTCGATTCCATGACCGTGGCGCTCTCGGCGTCCGCACGGTTGGCCACCGGGTCGTCGATGATGAGCGCGTCCGCGCGCGCCGAAGTGATGCCGGCGTCGATGCCCTTCCAAAGCGCCGAGGACCCGTTCGACAACTCCCACTCCTCCACCGGCGAAGTGACCAGCCGCACCTGCCCGTCGAAGATGGCCGCGTATTCCGGCGAGGCCACGATCTGCCGAGCCCTCCGGCTGCAGCGGTGAATCGGCTTGTCCGCGTAACTGGCCCCGACGATCTTGTACCCCGGCCAGCGCCCCATCGCCCATGCGGGTGCCACGCTGGCGCAGTAGATCGACTTCGCCGACCCAGGCGGCAGGAAGACCATCAGCCGGCCGTATCGCGTCTCCAGACACCGCTGTACGGCCTCCAACAGCAGCCGATGGTGCGCCGCCAGACCGGTCTCAACCGGTTGGAACAGCCACCCATCCGGATCGTCCGACATCGGGGCGCCTGGGATCGGCACCGCTTGGGCGAACGCCAGCAGCGACTCCCGCGCCATGTCCCGGCGCAGGATCTCGGCCGCAGCCTCTTGCGCTGTCAGTTGAGCCTGCAATCAGGCCCCCTCGGCTCGCCCAGCCCCGGCAATCGCTAGCAACTCCTCGCGGCTCAGCTCGTACCGGCCGCCTTCCGTGCGGATCGGATTGTCCTTGTCGCCGCGAACCGTCACGCCGTCCCCGAACTCCTTGGGCGCTATCGCCTTCGCTCGCCAGCGGTAGTGGTGCGCCAGTTCCTTCGCCTTCGCCAACGCGAACTTCCGGGCCTCGATCGCCGCGGTGTTCGTGCCGGTGATGTCGTTCCCGGCCTCGCGGATGACGCGCTCCGCCTCCTCCTCCCACACCTTCGCCATCCATGTTCGAACTTCCCGCACGCGCGCGGACCTATTGGGGTCTTTCTCGATCCACCGGAGAAACGACTCCAGGCTCACGCCGAGGCGCTTTGCGATGGTGTCGAGATGGGTCTTGTTGGCGATGTCCTCGCAGACCTGATCGACGCCATAGGCGTCCAGCTTGGCCGCGGCTTCGCCCTTGGCGTTCACACTGCGCCCGCCTTCTTGAGGGCGCCGAGGGCGATCTCGCGCATGTCGGCGAGGTGGCGCTCGGTGGCGGCGAGGCTGCCGGCGGAGCCTGACCCTTCGGTCGGGCGGAGGCCCAGCGTCCACAACCTGTCCATCAGGCCCTGCGCCTCATCGGAGGTCAGGCGGAACGAGGGGTCGATCATGCTGCCATCTTCGACGCACTGCCACTCTCCGCCCTGAGTGAGAGCGAGGACTCCGCTCGTCGTGTCCTTGGCCAGCACAACGTCGATCCGCTCGTATGGGCCGAATCCTGAACGGGAAAGCCAGATATGCATGGCCGGCCTCACGGCTCAGAGGGCAACGGTGATGCTTGCGACGCCGACGGCCACGGCCAGCGTGGGGCGGCGCACACGGTACACGCCCGACTTGTCGCGCAGTTGGATTTCGGCGCGGTCTGCTGCGAGCCTGAGGCCGGTGTCCACGTACTGCGCATCGGGGCCTTCGCGCTCGACGAAAATCTCGCCAAATGCGGGGACCGTCCCGCCGGCTGCGGTGTAGATGAATAGGGTGACAGGGTAGGCTTCGGCGTCGGTGTCGATCGTGACCGAGTCGGCGATCGTGCCAGGGGCGAGCAATGCAGATGCGGGCATGGTGCGTCTCTGTAGGTGGGTGGCGCCCATCCTACCCCCGCTCGGGCTGGCGTCAAGCGGGGCGGGCTTGTCTCTGGACCATCTCTGCAGCTTGGCGGACCTTCTCCCGGATCACGTCGTCAGGGGCATTCAGGAACTCGGGGCCGACTTCACCCAGCAGGCCGTACTCGGCGAGCATGGCGTCGAGTTCCTGCTGAGTCACGCCCCAACCTCGTAGAACCCTGCCTGATTGAGCAATTCGCGCGTTCGGTCCTGCAGCCGCATCTCGGCTTTCCGGAGTACTTCACGGGCGCGATCGCATTCTTGAGCCAGCTCTTGAAGGACTTGGCGATCTTCTGCCGGGAGCAGCGCCTCGGCTTTCGCTCGGGAGGCCGGGCAAAACCCCGCGAGGATGTCGGTTTTCTGGACGGTCACGGCTCCCGCCCCTTGCGCCCGGCCTTCCGCGGCGCCTGCTTGCTCAGGACGCCGGTCTCGTACTCGTAGGCCCGCCCGTTGTTCTCGATCAGGGTCGCGATCAGGCGCTCGCCGTCGGCCTGACTGGCGACCTCGACCGAGATCCCCGAGAACGGGCCCCAAAACCAGACTCGGCACCGCTGCGGCTTGCCGAGGGTCGGGACGGTGCAGAACTGGCCGATCGGGATGGCGGGGAGGGTGCTCTGCGCGGAGGCCGGGCCGATGGCCAGGGCGAGCATGCATGCGGCAATCGCGGTGCGGATCATGGGGATACCTCCTGTTGGGGGTCAGAGTAACGCCGACTCCGCGGCGGGTCCAGTGCGGCGGCGATGCTCGCGCTGCGACTGTAGATCGCGTCCAGCGCCAGCCCATCGTACTCGGATACCAGTCTCGCCGCGGCCTCGGTGTGCGCCAGCCCGACATCCGCCAGCGCGTTGTCGCCGTATCCGGCCCGCGGGCTGGTGTCGCCCGGCCCTGCAGCGATCAGCCGGAACGGCGCGCCCGGGGCGAGGTCGTGGCGCACCCACAGGCCATGCAGCGCCATCTCGGCCGGCTGTTCGAACCGGAAGCGGCTGGCCGGCGGATGCCGCTGCCGCTGACCGATCAGGCCCGCGACCACGATACACGACACGAAGCCAGCCAGGACGACGGCGGCGGGGTCGATGGTGCTCATGCTGTCCTCCCGTTGGTCTGCCCCCACTGCAGCGCCATTGCTGCAGCGATTCCCGCGTATGTCTCGCTGCGGTCGCGCGCCCGATCCGGCCCGGGCGGCATCTTGTGGATGCGGGCCTCGCGACCCTCGACGATCTGAGTCGGCGTGAGCGGCGGCAGGCCGCGCAGCCACAGGCAGGTTGCCTTGGTCTCCCCGTGCCCGAACTGCCACGGCTGGATGATCTGGTCGGGCTTGCGGTACAGGCGCGACAGGATCGAAACCGGCTGCTCCAGCGCGACGCGCGGGATGTGAGCCGATCGCCGCACCAGCGCCATGAAAAACGAA